AAAAATGTACCTATACACAAGATGGAACAAAACTCTCATCTTATGTATGGTTTTATAGTGGTGACAAGCCAATTGATTTAGATAAAAACAATTGTAACTAGGATGAATGAAAAATTAATCACGGCACTACTCGCTATACTATTAGCGCTCGGAGGATGGACACTTCAACGTACATTCTCTCTTTCACAAGATATGGTTTTAATTAAAACCAAAGTGGAGATGATAGAAGATGAGGTATCAAACTTTAAAGATCTTAAGGGTAAGAAGAAGCGCAAGAGAAAAAAGAAACAAGTCGATTAAATGGATGAAGTATTTAGTATCTTGTATAATCATCAGTTTGTTATTTCTTTTTTCTGTTGGATGTAATGGCGTGAAGCATGTTATATCAATTGAAGAACCAACAGATCATACTCAAGGAGATGATGGCGGCAAATTAAAATATAAAATCATCTTCGGAGACGTGAATCAAAAGGAATAAATATGGTAGATAAAATTATGACACTACTGGTTGGATTGCTCATCGCCCTGGGTGGTTGGAGTCTTTCCAGAACTTTTGAATTGTCTACGGTGCAAGCAGTTCAAGAAGATAAAGTACAGAGATTAGAAAGACATGTCGATAAACTACAAGTTAACATAGAAAACATGATGAAAAGTGATGAAGAAATCATCGAACAACATAAAAAATTATTTAAAGCATTAGAAAACAACGAAGAACCTTCAGGAAGTTATAACTATTAATGAAACTCGGTCCGGAACAAAACGTGCAGATGCCGATGAAGACCGTAATCTCTTTAATTATAATGGTTAGTCTCGGCACGATGGGCTACTTTCAGATTCAAGAGAAGCTCAACCAGCACGACACGCTCTTGCAAATGCATACCAAAGACCTGGATCAAAATTCAGAATTCCGGATAAAATACCCCAGGGGTGAGCTGGGACAATCTAGTGGAGAGTCCGAGCTTTTTATGTTAGTAGAGCACATGGCAGGACAAATAACAAAGATGGAAGACCGGATGGAAAACATGATGTCAAATTCCGTTAACATCGAGCGTTTACAAAAAGATGTTGAAAAGGTATTAAGTGATATTGAAAAACTTAAAGACAAACAAAGAACGTTTGCTAATGGAAGTCGATGATAGAAACAGTCACAGCATTATTATTATTTTTAAACGGTAATATGATCGAGCATGTTTACAAGCCTGATCTAGGTGCCTGTTTAAAGTCGAAACGCATAGCTTCTCGTGAATTAAATCCAGAACGTGTGGTTTTTAAATGCAAAATTCTTAAAGCAAAGATTGAAAAAGAACCAGATTCCAAGTATGGTTTTAGAATTGTAAAGGTATTAGATGATTAAAAAGGATAAAAAAAACAACTAAAATAATTTTGTTAGCTGTCTTTTTGGTACTGCTCTTCATCACTTTTGTTTATGGTGAAGATAAGATAGGCCAGGGAGATGTGATTGATCTAACTGATTCTAAACCCAAAGAAGGTATTGTCTTTGCCGTTTGTATCTTTGCTGTCGGTGAAGATGGAACTAAATATTTAGTAGATCATCGTCATGCTGAAAACATGGGCGAATGTATTAAAAAACGTAGAGAAGCGGTTAATAAATATAAAGACCCTAAACATAGAGAACTCATGGGTGGTACAAGATTTATGTTTATGTGTGATAAGGTAAAAGCTGAAGTTGAAATTTTAGAAGATGGTACCTGGCACATTAACAAAATACTAGGAAGATATGAACCAGCCTACAAAAAGAAAAAGACCTACGAATATATGCAATTATCTAAAAATTTTAGCTTGGCTGAAATGACCAAGTCGCAAACAGCGACACGTATGGGCATGGATAATAATCCTAGTGAAGATGAGCAGGAGAACTTAAGATTGCTCTGTGAGAGGGTCCTACAGCCCGTTAGAGACCATTTTAATCATACTGTGACCATTTCCTCAGGCTACCGCAACGAGATTTTGTCACGTAAGATCGGCAGCAGCTCATCGAGTCAGCATTGTGCAGGAGAAGCAGCGGACTTCGAAATATTTGGTACACCCAACAACGAAGTCAGTGACTGGATCAAAGAGAACCTCATGTGGGACCAACTTATTTTAGAATACTGGACACCCGGAGAACCCAACTCGGGCTGGGTGCACGTCAGTTATAAGAAAGAAATAAATAGTAATAGAAAGGAATATTTAATGGCTATCAAAACGGATGGTAAAACTTCTTACAAACCAATCCTAGGTTTATCTACCGATCGCTACGTAAAGTAGTTGCAATCTTTTAAAAAACTATTATATTAATACTGGGTGCTTTGATAAGGCCCATTTTATTAACTGTCTAACAAGGAGGTTAAATGACGTTCAATAAATTACCATCAATCTTTAAGCAACTAAGACCTGTATCGATAGGGTTTGATAATCTGTTCGATCACTTCGAAAATTTTTTCGATGATGATCAGTCCTTTCATACATCTCTTACGTCTACGTTTCCTTTTTACAATATTGTAAAAAAGGGAGACAATAAGTTCGATATTGAAGTAGCTCTAGCAGGCTATGACAAGAAGGACATTGTGGTAGAGTACGAGGATAACTTGTTGTGTATAAAGTCTGTCAAGGAAACTAAATCTGACAAGGAAAAAGACGGAGTGATCCATCAAGGAATCGCCAAGAGATATTTCTCTAAAGCGTTTACCATCGCTGACGATGTAGAAATCGAAGGTGCTGAGTTGAAAAATGGATTGCTAAAGGTCTCTTTGAAGAAAATAGTTCCCGAAGGCAAAAAACCAAAAACCATAATAGTTAAGTAGGGGAATTTTACTACGCGTCGCGCGTATATCCTACTAAATCCATGATCTAAGTTCTTCTCCTAATATTTGAGAAGCAATACTAATCTTATCGCGGAGAGCTTTGACGATTTTTTCATCAACGGTTTTCTCCGCGATAATGTCGACATAGGTCACCGGCTTATGTTGCCCGATTCGGTGTGCACGGTCTTCTGACTGTAATCTTTTTTCCAGGTCATATCCGTTAGAATAATAAATCACGGTATTAGCCGCAGTGAGAGTAATACCATATCCTCCCGTTTGCGGGGTTCCCACTAAAAATCGACAGGTATCATCTTCCTGTAATCTCTTACGATTTGTTTCACGTGCTTCTTGAGTCGTGAGCCCATAATAATCAACCACGGACCTTGGACCATGGACCTTTTTAATTTCTTTAACTATGCTTTGAATATCTCTTTGCCAATGAGCCCAAATAATAGCTTTTCCTTCTACTTCATCTAAAATATCCATTAACTCATTTAATCTATTGCTTTTGATTTCTTGAGTTGTGCCATCATCCGCTACAAAATGACCACATGTAATTTGTTGTAATCTCATTAATTGAGTTAAAACAGTCATGGTGGTGATTTGCTTACCATTGAGAGTGGCCAATGCTTCTTCTTTCATTTGTTTATAAACTTTCTTTTGTTCAGGAGATAATTCAATCTCTCTCTTTATATATATTTTAGGAGGAAGATCTAAACATTCTTCTTTTAACACTCGGTATGAAAATGTTTTTAATTGTTCTGATAATTCATCTAAATTTTTAAAATGGCTCACGACTTGGATAGACCGCCCAGCTATATGAAGAGTCTTCATTTCTGCATAGCGATTACGAAATGCATAATAAGAAGTAAAATCTAAATGTTCTTCATTTAAAAATTCACACTGACTATATAAATCCAACGGATTTTTAGTCACAGGAGAACCTGTTAAAATTCTACGATATTGAGCTCTAGGAGCAAGGGATATAATGTTTTTAGTTCGTTTGGCTTTAGGATTTTTGATAGTAGTAGATTCATCTATACACATCAAAGTTTTATGAGATAAAAGAAATTTTCCAGCAAAATTTAATCCTTTCTGAGTACTTAAAGCTTCAACATTCATAATAAGAATGTGAAGTCTTTCATCAGTCTTAAATAAATTTCCTAATTTATGTGATTGTGATTTAGTTATATTTGCTTGCCATAAAACTGACACATTTTCTATATGATTCGGTAAATGAGCGGGTAATTCCTGAGTATACCAAGTTCCCATCACACCTTTGGGAGATATAATTAAAGCACCATCTATTTTTCCTCGGTCATATAGCATCGCTATATTATCAATCAGAACTTTAGTTTTCCCTGTTCCCATTTCCATGAAATAGGCATACGTTTCCCTATTCCAGGATTTTTCTAAAGCGGTCAGCTGATGACCATACGGCTTCGTCTTAAATTTATATTTCATCTTTCTATTGACTTAATATATAGGATATCTTATATATAATGTCAATGGAAGAAAGTAGAAAAGTTAAATTGCCGATTGTATATGTAATACAAGAGATTGCGGGTACCAAAGATGGTAAGCCTAAAATAAATATTTTAGGAGCTTCTGAATATGGAACCTTTAAATTTCTATTACCTGAACTTTCGCAAATGATATTTTCTCCAGGTCCCTTAATCTTTAAATTAAGAAAAGGTTTAAAAGATTATACTACTGAAGATTTTTTATTATTAACAGGAGATCCTGCAATCATTGGAGTTGCATGTTCTATTGTTGCTGATATAACCAACGGTAAATTTAATTTACTTAAATGGGACAAACAAGAAAGAAAATACTATCCGATTCACATCAATTTATTCGAGAAAGGAGACTTAGATGAATCAAATTAATTTCGAAGAAGATCAGACAGAAGTTTTAGACAAAACTGATCATATCGATAAACTTGCAACTAAAATTAAAGAGATGCAAGCAATACAGAAAGACATAGCGCAAAATGAAGAGTATCTTAAACAGAGAAAAAAAGATTTAGAACTGATTTCTGGAGAAGCTATTCCCACTATGTTGACAGAGATGGGACTATCTTATCTCAAACTTGCTGATGGATCATCAGTTGAAGTTAAAACAAATTATAGCGCCACTATAACTCTAGCTAATAAAGAGAAGGCGTTTAACTGGCTTCGTGAAAACGGACTGGGAGATATAATAAAGAATGAATTACCGTATCTTTCGGACGTAACGAAGATAACAAGGCAGCAGAATATGCTGAACTTGCGAAGGGTCAGGGGTATCAACCAACACAAAAGTTGAAGGTTGAGCCTATGACCCTGAAAGCGCTAGTCCGTGAGCGTATTGAGGGAGGGAAACCCCTTCCAACGGAAATTTTCAATGTATTCATTGGAAATAAAACAACAATAAAAAGGAAACAATAACCATGAAACAAGAAGCACAGATCGCGAAACGCGAAAATGCAGGACCATTAGCTACAAACATATTTGAAGCTGATGCAGGCCAAGGAATTACGAATATAAAGCAAGAAGACTTAGCTTTACCATTTCTTAAAGTCCTGGGCCAATTATCCCCTGAAGTAAATAAGAGGGACGCTAAACATGTCGAAGGTGCAACACCTGGCATGATCATCAATACAGTAACATCTGAATTGTATGATGGCGAAAAGGGGATACAAGTATTGCCCGTCTATTACAAAAGACAGTACATAGAATGGCAAGACAGAGGTGAAAGTAAAGGAGCTCCCGTTCATATTTATGACGCAGGAGATGACATACCTAAAACTACAAGAGATAAAAGTTTTAAGGATAGATTAGCTAACGGCAACTATCTTGAAAATACTGTAAGTCACTTTGTAGTATTACTCGGCAAAACTCCTACAACAGCTTTGATTTCCATGAAAGCGACTCAATTAAAAATTAGTCGTAAGTGGAACTCAATGATGATGGGGATTAAAATGCAGGGTAAAAATGGTTTATTTACCCCCCCAACATATAGCCACATTTATAAACTAAAAACTGTACAACAGTCTAATGACAAAGGTACATGGTTTGGTTGGGATGTGTCCAAGGTTGGACCTATCACTGACAAAGGGATTTATGAAATCGCTAAAGGTTTTTCTACCAACGTCGCTAAAGGCGCCGTTATTACAAAACATGGCGATTCAGAACCTAAAAGCGAAGCACCGTTTTAATAACTTCTTTGTGAAGAAGAAAGGGGCGGTGGCGCGAGAGTTAAGCCGCCCCGACTAAACTATTATGAAGAATTTTATTGATTTATTTTCTGGATTAAAGCGAGCTCATGGATGTACCTACGTCGAAAAGAAAAGCTCCGATGGAACAAAGGTTAAGGGGAAATCTTTCGTCAAACGTGAACCCGTCACCGATAAACTTTGGCAAGATCATCTCAATGGCATTGAACCAAGTCTAGGAATCATACCCATTGACGAAAATAATAAATGTCGATGGGGATGTATTGATGTTGATAAATATAATTTAAACCATAAAAAACTTATCAATCTTATTAATAATAATCAATTACCTCTAACAGTATGTCGATCTAAAAGTGGAGGAGCACACATCTTTTTATTCACTACTATTCCTGTAGTAGCTAAACTCTTACGAGATAAACTCACAGCAATTAGTGCGTTTCTAGGATTTGGCAGTGCAGAAGTTTTTCCAAAACAGATTGAATTGAAATCGGAAGATGATACAGGAAATTTTTTAAATTTACCATATTTTAATTCAACAAATACCACACGATATGCCTTTAATTTTAAAGGTGAAGCTATTACAATATCTCAATTTTTTTTAGCAATAAAACGACTCACTCCTGAAGAATTAGAAAAGCTAGAATTAAAAAGACCACCATCAGAATTTAGTGATGGTCCTCCTTGTATAGAATCTTTAACTCAAACTAAATTAAACGATGGGAGAGATAGAGTTCTTTATCAATACATTCAATACGCAAAAAGAAAATGGCCAGAGGATTGGACTAAACATGTTAATGCCTTCAACTATAAATATTTTGATCCACCACTAGAGGATAGAATTATTCAAGAAAAAATAAAATATAATTTAAATAGGGAATTAGGATTTAAATGTAATGAAGAACCAATGTGTGATCATTGTGATAAGAAATTATGTTTAACAAGAAAGTATGGTATCAAGGGTCAATCATTATTTCCTGATTTAAGTGATCTACAGAAAATTAATTTAGATGAACCTTATTATTACGTTAATGTTGATGGCGAAAGAGTAAAACTCAAAGATACTTCTTATCTTCAAGAACAAAGATTATTTCAAAGAGCGGTAATGGAATATGTTAATAAAGTTCCACCAACGTTAAAGAAAAAAGATTTTAATGAGATGGTAAGATTATTATTTGCTAACATAGAAATTGTTGAACCTCCCGAAGGATCTTCAAAAGTAGAGCAACTTCTTGATCATCTTGAAGTATATTGTACGGACCGTACAGCAGCAGGTGCCACTAAAGAAGATATGCTGCGTGGAAATGTCTGGACACATGAAGGAACACATCATTTTATTTTTAGAGAATTTTTTAATTCTCACCTTCTTAAAAGAAGATGGGCTGAAAAATATGATGAAACACAGATGTTATTGAGGGACAAGTGTGGATGTAAAATTAAAAGAGAAACAATAGGAAAGAAAAATAAAACAATCATGACAATAGAAAAGTTTGAAAAAGCAGAGAATGTATATCGCCCTAAACAATTTAAACCAAAGGAAGTATTTTGATCAACGGACAATTAAGTTTATTTGAACCGCCGCGCTTAACTTCAACAGGTTTAAAAATTAATTTTAAAAAAGGAATTGATCTCTCAGAGGTTGATTTAAACACGCCAGAACAAAACCTTTTAATAAAAAAAGGAAAATATATTATTCATCCTAGTGGAGAAACTCATCCATTTGGAAATAAAATTAAATCTCTCTCAGGTACAGATTTTCCTTTTATCATTGCTCATCATGATCGTAAAACAAATATTTTAAAACCATACCTTGTTTCCTCTATGGAATATCCACGTATAACTTTACAAACCATTGAAGGAAAAAGTTTTCATATCTTATTTCATAAATTAGTTGGTAGATCTTTTTTTAAACCACCAGAAAATATGACGTGGAAAGAAGCTGAGAGACTTTGGGTATTTCATCATCACGATGGAAGAAAATGGGATTATAGAATAAAAAATCTTAAGCTTACAACTCAGAAAATAAATCTAGGAATTATAAAAAAGAAAATGGACGAGGAAACTCTTTTAAAACAAGCAGAACTAAAGGGGTTGTTTTAATGAAAACAATTGTATTGGGACCACCAGGCACAGGTAAAACAGAAACTTTATTAAGAGAAGTAGAGAAATATTTAAAAACAACTGATCCTAATCGTATTGGCTATTTTTCTTTTACCCAGAAAGCTGCGAACGAAGGGAGAGAACGTGCAATGGATAAATTTAATTTAACCGAGGATGATCTCCCTTATTTTCGAACCCTCCATTCCCTAGCATTCAGAAGACTGGGTCTTAAAAAAGAAAATGTAATGCAACGTGAGCATTATGCAAAGGTGGGAAAAGAAACAGGTCTACGTGTAGACTATAATGAATGGGACGATGAACACACAGGATTATTTACTACAAAAAGTGATTATTTAAGAATTATTCAACTCGCTAAATTAAGAGACATTACACTTGAACAACAATATAATTTAAAAGAGCATTCTCAAGATGTTTCAGTTCAGAAATTGAAAAATTTAAGTAGTGAATTAGAGAGTTATAAAAAAGCTCACGGACTTATTGACTATAATGACATGATTTTAGATTTTATAAAATCAGACGCGTCACCTGCATTTGATGTCGTCTTTATCGACGAGGCCCAAGACTTATCTCTAATGCAGTGGAACATGGCTAAATCCATTTGGAATAAAACAGAAGATTCTTATATTGCAGGTGATGATGATCAAGCTATTTTTAGATGGGCAGGTGCAGATGTTGATAGTTTTATTGCTCAAACAGGAAAATTTTTAAAATTAACTCAGTCTCTGAGAGTACCTGGAGTCGTACATGATGTGGCGATGAATATTGTAAAAAAAATTTCCAAACGTCATCACAAGGAGTGGAAACCTAAAAATAAAACAGGTTTACTTTCTTATTATCATGAATTTAAAGATGTGGATATGAGTAGTGGAGATTGGTATGTGTTGGCAAGAACTCGTCACATGCTGAATGAATTAGAAGAAACTTTATATCGAAAGGGTCTTTATTATAAAAATAAATTCAAGAAAGGTTATGAAAAAGATTTATATGAAGCTGTTATTGATTGGGAAAAATGGCGTAAAAACAACGACTTAAATCATGATCAAATTAAAAGAGTGGCATCCTACATGTCTCCCAACCATTATCAAAAAGAAAATCTCCAGTATCTCGATAAAGATAAATCTTACAACATGACAGAAGCTTATAACAGCCAAGGATTAAAAACTAAAACAGTTTGGTATGAGGCTTTTGATTCTGCTCCACCCAAACAAGTCAATTATATTAGAAAGATGAGAGCAAATGGAGAAGCGTTGAACAAAGAGCCGCGCATTTTTTTATCAACGATTCATGGTGTCAAGGGAGGAGAATGTTCAAACGTAGTTCTTCTTACCGATTTAAGCAGGAATACTCAAAAAAATATGGATCGTTTTCCTGATGACGAAAATCGTTTGTTCTATGTGGGTGCAACACGAACCAAAGATCATTTACATATTATTAGACCCAAAGATATTTACAAATCATTTCGTTTATGAGCGTCTGGAAAAAACAAATCGGTGGAAATCACTATAAGAAATATAAAATTCAACCCAGTGCATTTTGTACTCAGAATAAGTTGCTTTATCCCGAAGGAACTGTTATTAAATATGTAATACGTCATCAAGATAAAGGAGGAAAGGAAGATTTGTTAAAAGCCAAACATTTTATTGATATGATTATCGAGAGGGATTATTCCTAATGCAACTTCCTCTCTTCAAGCCACAGACAGAGTGGCTCCCCCCAGAAGAATTTCCTGATTTAACTCAAGCCTGCGAAATAGCAATCGATTTAGAAACCAGAGACCCTAATTTAAATATAAGAATGGGATCAGGTTCTGTGGTTGGAATAGGTGAAGTCGTAGGAGTCTCAATAGCAACAGAAGATTTTTGTGCTTATTATCCTTTTGCCCATGAAGGGGGAGGCAACATGGATCGTAAGATGATTATTAAATGGCTTACCGCTGTTTTAAAAACACCCTCAGATAAAATATTTCATAATGCAATGTATGACGTGTGTTGGCTAAGAGCGATGGGTTTAAAAATTAATGGCCGTATTATAGATACCATGATAGCGGCAGCCTTATGTGATGAGAATCGATTACGTTATGATTTAAATGGGTGTGGACGAGATTATGTA